CCAAAGAATTGGATTTTTGAGAACGTTATCCCCAGAGGTTCGACCAAGGCGGATGATGTCAAGATCATTCGAGACGTCTTGGAAGCAGAACCGATTCTGATGGATGCTGCAGATTATTCAGCAATGAGTCGACCTCGCATGTTTTTCACGAACATGCAGGTCGATGACTCTCCGGTCAGCAAGGTGCCTCCCTTTCGGGATTTGCTGGATGCAGAAGTGCCAGAAAAGTATCTGCTCAGTGATCGGGCAGTGGACTATATGAACCGACCAGCAGGGAAATCCGGAAGGACTCATTTTGAGCGTCATGGTTTTGACATCAATAAGGACAAGGCACGGACGATTCCCAGAGTGATCAGCAAAGGAGTTCCTTATAACGCCATTCAGATGGAAGACGGGTCCATGCGGAGGTTTACTCCGACAGAGGTGGAGAGATTGTTTGGGTTGCCTGATGACTACACTTCCGGAGTGTCTGATACAAGACGATACCAGATGTTGGGCAATAGCATGAGTGTGCCAGTCCTAAAAAGAATTTTGAAAGGTCTTCTTGAGTAACGAAATCCTAGAACCCATGACGGAGGAAGAACTCCAGGCATGGGTCAAGTCTACACTGGACGATGCCATTGACTACATCGACAACGATGTGAGTAATCGCAGAGTTGTCGCTCAACGGTTCTTCCTTGGCAAACCGTTCAGCGAGTCTGATGTTTCTCCGTATGAGGAGAAAGGTCGATCCCAAGTGGTCAGCAGGGACGTCTTTGATGCGGTGAATTCGATGGTTCCCTCACTGATGCGAGTGTTCTTCAGTGGAGAGCAGATCTGTGAGTTCGTGCCCAGAGGACCGGAGGATGTCCAACCTGCAAAACAGGCAACAGACTTAGCCAACTGGTTCTTGGAGCAAAGTGATGCCTACGGAGTCTTTGGGGATGCGATCAAGGACATGCTGATCAGTGGCACAGGCATACTAAAGATCTACTACGATAAGACCTATAACGTCGAAATTCGCAGACTTTCCGGACTCAACGAGATGCAGATCAACCTCTTTTTGCAAGAGGGGTACGAGGTAACGAGTAGTGAAACCGATGAAGAGACAGGGTTGATCAATGTCCATCTGACACGGAAGACCCCGAATGGTCAGATCAAGATGGAGTGTCTCCCTGGTGAGGAGTTTTTGATCAATCGAACAGCCAAGAGTGTCGAAGATGCAACCATCGTAGCGCACAGAATGCTGCTCAGAGTCTCAGATCTGGTGGAATTGGGTTATGATTACGAAGAAGTCGTCGAATACGGAGGAACGAAGGACCATGTCCGAAACAATTCTGAGTGGTTGTTACGTCACCCTGCTTGGAAAGAGGACGAGGACACTTCCTCAGATCCAGCAGGACGATTTGTCCACTACGCAGAATGCTTCTGTCGAGTCGACCAAGACGGAGACGGAGTCAGAGAACTAAGAAGGATCTGTACAATTGGCTCTGCTCACGAAGTGCTTTCCAACGAGGTTGTTACCGACACTCCTTTCCTGCTGATTCGTTACGATGCCCGACCCCACACTTGGGAAGGACTGTCGGTTTACGATGCTCTGCAGGACGTTCAGCGAGTCAAGAGTGCTGTGATGCGGAACGTCCTCGACAGTCTTTCTCTGTCGACTCGTCCTCGCATTATGTTCAATGAGAACTACATCGATTGGGATCAGCTCAGTCAGGACAAGATCGGATCTCTGATCAATGTCCGTGGAGATGTTTCCAAGGCTCTACAAATGCTCACCATGCCTTTCGTTGGGCAACAGGCATTTCCCCTGATTCAGTATCTTGATCAGATCAAGGAGGAACGGGTTGGGGTTGGACGAGCATCTCAGGGACTGGAGTTGGAACACTTGCAGTCGACGAGTGCCGTAGGACTGGCAGCATCTCAGAAAGCTGCACAGTCCCGCTTGGAACTCGTTGCCAGAAATGTTGCTGAATCTGGTTTCAAACCCCTCTACAAGAAACTACTCAACCTTGCCCTAACGTACATGACTGCCGAACCCATCTTGATGAGGTTACGGGGTCAGTACATTCCCGTCGACCCCTCAACCTTTTCGGACTATGACGTCCGCATTTCTCTTTCACTGGATTCAAACAACGAGAAGCGCACTCAAACGCTTCTCGCTTTGCTTGCCAAGCAGGAACAGATCATTTCTCAGTTTGGTCCAATGAACCCCATCTGTAGTGTTGAGAACTACTATCAGACCCTTCAGCGTTTGCTCCAGGAGCAGGGGTTGATTGATGGCTCAAGGTACCTGAGATCTCCGGAAGAGATGCAGCAGATGCTGCAGCAGCAGATGCAACAGGCACAACAGCAACAGCAACCCAAACCGTCTCCGGAAGAGATCTTGGCTCAGAGTGAGATCCAGAAGACTCAGTTTGAGATGCAACAGAAAGCTGAGGAAATGCGTCGAAAGGATGACTTGGAGAGAGACAAATTCGAGGCAAAGACTTTCCTCGACATTCAAGAACTTCAACTGAAGTACAACACTCAGATTGATGCTCGACCTTTGGTCCAGGCAGTCAATCGCAACCGTGAACTGGAGCGAATGGACATGACGGTCCAGGAGCAACTTTATCAACAACAACAACAGGTGCCGAATGCCTAACAAGATAGGTGGACGTTTTAAACCATGCGTTGGTTGCCCAACGCCACAGGTCTGTATGAAATTGGGTAGGTGCCGCAAGAAAGGATATAGTGGATAAGATTCGACTAGGAGAAGAAGCAAAGCGGGTACTTGCCAATGAAAGTGTCCAGAAAGCCTTTGAGGAACTGGAAACTTTTTATGTGGGTCTCTGGAAACAGGCAGAAACGACAGAGGTCAGGGAACGGCAATGGTACATGCTGGAGGCACTGACATCACTCAAGCAGTTGTTGAACACACAAACGCAACGAGGGATTCAGCAAGCAAAACAAAGCAGTCGAAAGAGGTCTGAATGAGTGAAGAAGCACGGGTATCGGAACAGGCAACCGTAGAGGGATTTGAGGCATTGCTCTCTGGGAACCCAATTCCACAACCAGAAGAATCTGCCCCAGAGGAGGAGACTCCTCAACAGCAACTAGAGGAAGATGTACAAGAAGAAGAAGTCGAAGAAGTAGTTGAGGAGGACCAGGAACCTCTCTATGTCGTCAAGATTGACGGTGAGGAAATTGAAGTCCCACTGAGTGAACTTCAACAGGGATACAGCAGAAATGCAGACTATACCAGAAAGACTCAGGCGTTATCAGCACAACGTAAGGAGTTAGAATCCTTACAGCAGGACTATGTCCAACGGGTCAATGCTCTAAACACATTTGCTTATCAGCTACAGCAGGAGCCGTCGATACCGGAACCGGAGATCGATTGGGAACGACTGCAACATGCTGATCCAGTCGAATGGCTCAAACAACGTCAACTAGCACAGGACCGTGCCAATATCAGGGCACAACGAGCAGCACAACTGGAAGCAGTCAAGCAAGAGCAACAGTACATCCAACAGCAGCAGTTTAACGAAACTCTCCAGAAGGAGAGAGAGTTACTCAACGAAGTTATCCCCTCCTGGAAAAATCCGGAGGTGGCAAAAAAAGAGAAGAGTGAGATCAGGGATTTTGCCAAATCGCATTACGGGTTGACCGATGCCGATTTGCAAAGCGCCTATGATCACCGATTGGTTCGAATACTTTATGATGCCTACAGTGCCAACAAATCATTGTCACAAGGCAAACAAGCACTCAAGGAGTCGCAAGAACCCACTGTGAAAACAGCAAGGGTTCGTGGGCGATCTCCACAGGGTCCAATAACTCGACGGCAGACCAACTTCAACAAAGCAATGGGTCGTCTGGAGAAGTCAGGATCTACAGCAGACGCAACAGCAGCATTTGCTGCTCTTTTAGGAAATTAAATTAGGAGACTGAAATGGCAGTCATTAGCGGAACCTCCCAGTCTTATGACATGGGAGATAAAAAAGTCTATGCATCCTCTGCAGACGAGGCAATGCCTGATGTAGCGAAGCTCATCATGAATATTTCGCCTACAGAGACCCCCTTCCTCTCAGCAATTGGGACCAGGGACACGAACAACACTATTTTCGAGTGGTTAACGGACGATCTTGCAGCGACCTCAACGACAGCAGATGTCGAAGCGGATCAGACGACTAGAACAGCAATTACCCATGCAACTCGTCTGAGCAACATCTGCCAGATCATGAGCAGAAACGCCAGTGTGTCAGGCACTCAGGCACGGATCGCCATCTACGGGAAATCTGAAGGGCAACTAGCATACCAGTTGACCAAGAAATCCAAGGAACTCAAACGTTCTATGGAGGCAGTCTTAACCAGCAATCAGGCACGAAATAACGGTGCCTCTGGTACAGCACGAACGACGGCAACACTAGGTGCTTGGCTTACCACAAATACAGACTTTGATGCTGGTGGTGCGGACCCTGTTACCGTAGGCTCTACTGCACGAACTGACTCAGCTACTCAACGAGCATTGACTGCCGCACTGATCAATACCGTTGCTCAAAGTTGTTTCACCAACGGTGGCGAACCGGATATGTTGATGGTGGGTCCATACAACAAGACCGTCGTCTCCACGTTGACAGGTAGAGGGATCGCCAGAGAACTGATTGACAGTAATCGGGCAGGTGCCAATGTATCTGTTTTTGCTACGGATTTTGGAGATTTGGCGGTGAAGCCAAATCGGTTTATGCGGGAGCGGGACGCCTATCTCGTGGACGATTCGATGTGCAAGGTTGTTTATCTTCGAAATTTTGAGACGGAACGTCTTGGAAAAATTGGGGACGAAGAAACAGCAGTCGTCCGGTGTGAATTTGGACTAGAAGTAACAGAAGAAGCTGGATTGGGTGGGATCTTCGACTTAACCACTTCTTAACGGATAAGGTTATTGATGCTCAAACAGATACTGGATCATAGAGGAAACTTACTCTCCGAACTGTATTTTGAGGAGGGCGTTAATAACCTGTTTATCCACCATAAGGTATCGCAGGACATTGAGCCAACACTAAAATTGGCAAAAGTCCTGCGAGAAAACCAACAGCATTCCTTTGCAGACAAAGCATCAGGAATGAAGCACGTTGCAGAAATCCCCAGAGTGATTTGGGACCAGTTGGAAATGGCAGGAATAACCAAAGATAAGAAGAAGTTTAAAGAGTGGTTGAATGACTTCAGCAACAAACCATTCCGTGTCTACGAGGGTCGGGTATGACCTACTCTGAACTGAAAAGCAACATAGCGGATTGGCTCAACCGGAGTGATCTGACGAGTGTCATTCCAACATTTATTTCGTTGGCAGAAAATCGTCTGAATCGGCAACTCCGCACAACAGACCAGTACACCCGTGCCACGTTATCCAGTAGCGACAACTACCTGACGATGCCAACGGACTTTCTGGAAATGTCGCACTTACGGATGACCTCACCGGAGGAGAGAGAACTGATCGAAATCAGTACCCACCAGATCAATGAGGTCAACGATTCGAACTTCTTGGCCTCCCTTCCAGACGCATACCCTCGTTATTATTTGTACTCTCAGGCAACCAGAATCTTTCCTGTGCCAGCACAGAGCATCTCTTACGAGATGTATTACTATTCAACGATTCCAGCATTATCCGATTCAAATACAACAAATTGGGTGAGTACCTCTCACAGTGATGCCTATCTCTATTATTCGTTGATGCAGGCAGGGCCATATCTGGGAGAAGATGAACGTCTCCCTATCTGGCAGTCCTTGGCAGATCGTGCTTTGGCTGAGATCCAAGCAAGTGATGATCGCAGAAGGAATAAGGGGTCTCGACACACCTTCTACTTTGAGGCAATGGGATGAGCTACCTCAGATTTGGATTAGGTAAATTTGGAATAGGTCCATATGTCAGGGGGTCAGAGTTTTCTTCACAACCAGATAGTTCATTGGGGACATGGGCCAAACAACCAGACTCCATTACTGAATCTTGGACAAAACAGACAGACCCGAATGTAGAAACTTGGACGATTTACAAACAGGTTTAAATGCCAACGACGACCAACTACAGCATCGTTCTTCCAACTGTAGGAAGTTCCAAAAACACATGGGGTTCTGAGCTTAATGATGCTTTCCAAAGTCTTGAGACAGAAGTCTACAATGTCGATACGACCTTGGGAGATGTCTCTGATTCTGCTACCCCCTCCCTGGCGTACAATCTTGCTCAAGCATCTACAAACGCATCAACAGCACTTACCAATTCTCAAACAGCATTATCGGTTGCAAACAAACAGGTCAATACCACGTTGACAACGTTAACGAGTCGAGTTTCAGCACTGGAGACCCTAGTTGGTGATGTTGGAACGACGGGGTCAGTGGCGGATGATGCGAGGTCTGCCAAGACGACAGCACAAAACGCTTACACTGCTGCGACAACGTAATCATGCCATTCAACTCATCCCCCTATACTGATCTGCAACTGCCTAGTGTCAATGAGGATAACAACACTTTCGGCACGATCATCAATAATTATTTTCAAGGGTTGGAGACTAAGCTGAAGGGCATCAGTGATCGGGTTAATGCAGCAGGGGTTGGAGACAACTCAACCCTTGCTGGCATTAACAGCAATATTTCCGATTCTGCTGACAACATTGAAGACATCCTCCCAGACCCCTACAGTGGAGACTACACCACTACCAGCACTTGGCCTTCGTACAACACGGAACTGACTGCACTGGGTCTGTCTCCTCCTCAGACTGCCAGTGAGATTGAGGCGTTCTTTGCAGGATCAGACTTCACTAGTTTTGTGAATTTCCTCAATACCAAACTCTCTGCATTGGACACGTTGGTAGCAACGGCAGAGACGGACATCTGTATTGCGAACAAATATTCAGACGTAGTGCTGAATCCAGAGAACTATCTAGTCTGGACCCAGACTTCTCAGACCACTCATTCGTTTACGACCACAAACTCTTCTATTGCTGCCGGAACTTACACGAACGCCACCTTTATCCCTGGATTCGGGACTGGATACCCCCCTCCTAGTTGGAATTCCGGAAATGCTCTCAACGGGGTGACGATGTACACCTCCCTCCCTGCTGCTAGTGGTTATGGGTTAGCGGATGTTGGGACAACCCGCACAGTCGTTAGCGATTCCCGCATTACGTTTGTTTCAAATTCCACAGTCGTGATCAATGTTCCAGATCAGAATTCGGGAACGCAATACGCCACGAATTACACGTTTCAGTTAGCAAGTGCCTGGAATGGAGCAGGGCCTTATTATCGGACCTACACTTCCAATGGCCCAGTGGTTAGCGGGAATGTTTATGATTACAATATGACGATGACGACATACACCCTCACTCTTCCCGCACCTGATACGAGCACTTGCTGATGGCAACAACGACGACCAACTACTCATTCACCTTGCCAACGGTAGGTGCGGAAACGGACCAGTGGGGAACCCAACTGAATAATAATTGGACATCCCTCGATTCAACACTGAAGACCATTGCAGATTCGGTTGGAGTTGATGTCAGTCTGACGGGGAACGACTATCTGACCATCTCTGGTCAGGCAATCACGGTGGGAGATGTGGATCTCACGGCAGATGTCACAGGTGTTCTACCAGTGGCGTCTGGTGGAACTGGACTGGCAGCACTGGGCTCTGCCAATCAAGTTCTGGCGGTCAACGCCACTGCCGATGGGTTGGAGTTTAAGACGGTTTCTGGGTCTGGGACGGTCACCAGTGTTACGGTCAGTGGTTCAGATGGAATTGAGGTTGATTCTGGATCTCCCATTACCACATCAGGCACTATTTCGTTGGGGATCAACTCGACCACACTTTCCACTCATCTGGGGTTAGGATCTTTAGCGACTCAGTCCACGATCACGGAATCGCAGATCAGCGATCTGGGGTCGTACATCACAGCATCCAGCACCGACACCCTCACCAACAAAGCTGGCAACATCAGTCAGTGGACTAATGATTCTGGGTATTTGACAGCAGAAACAAATGATCTGAGTAATGTCTCAGGCACACTCGCAATAGCAAATGGTGGGACTGGGCAGACGACTGCAGCAACCGCCAGGGTGGCACTGTTGCCCACACTGGCAACGAACGGATCTAAGCTGGTTGCAGTCAACTCTGGTGCGACAGACATCGAATACATTGCAACAAGTACCCTCTCAATTACGGAATCCCAGATTTCGGATCTGCAGTCCTACATCACAGCATCGAGCACTGACACCCTGACGAACAAGTCTGGGAACATCTCCCAGTGGACAAACGATGCAGGCTATCTCACAGCAGAAACAAATGATCTGACCAACGTCTCAGGAACCCTCGGAACAGGAAATGGTGGGACAGGACTTTCGGGAATCGGGACTGCAAACCAGGTCCTGGCAGTAAATACCGGAGCAACGGCCCTAGAGTTTCAAACGATCTCCATTACTGAATCACAGATCAGTGACCTGCAATCTTACCTGACTGCCGAGACCAACGATCTATCTGCTGCAGTCACCTGGGCAAACGTCCCAGACGCAAACATCACCCAATCATCAGTCACTCAACATCAAGCAGCATTTAGCATAACAGAGAGTCAGATTTCAGACCTCCAGACCTAC